AAATGACTTGATTTTATTCTCTTTTATTAGTCGAAAACTACGCTCAATAATTTCATTTTGATTCGAAAACGGCGGGTTACTAATCATCAAATCGCAATTTGCTGGCGGTTCTGTAGTAAAAAAATCATTACCTAAGTCATCGAAAATGTGCGTTGCTTTATACTTTAGATTTAGTTCATCCGCTCTTAATTTAAATTCTGAATCATAGTTGTTAAATGGGAACCAGATACTTTTAAAAGAATCAATATCTATCAAGTTGTAGATGTCTTCAACAACATAACGAGGTGTTGCAATGTGATCTTTATCTGTTTTATGCTGTTCGTATATTTTCACGTCTGCACCTCGTCCCTCTCCGCTAACTTCGCTTTAATTTCTGCTACTTTCTTTTCTAAATCTCCGCTTGATTCTGATTCTGTTTTTTTATTCTCTGGCTGCTTCTCTGTTTTATCAAGCCAGTCAGGCAATACTTCTTGTTTCTGATTCTTGTTGTATTTGCCGTAAGTGGGCTTATTATACTTCTGTTCATTTTGTTTTCGCCTTTCCTCTTCCGCTGCATTCACATCAGCAACCGTTTTAAATCCTCTTTCTTCCCAGTTTCTAAGAATTTTATTAACGTATGCATAATTACGTTTGTTAGCTCCTTGTTCGGAAGTAACTTCCAATGCCTTCATGACAATTTCTCGATTACCTGCAAAATCATCTACCCAAGCAAGCAGTTTTTCTAGTTCAACTGGAAGCATCATTCCGAATCCGTTTTGTTCCCAAAAATCCTTGAAATTTAAATCGCTGTTGTTGTTGTTATTCTTACATTCTTTAGTTCTTACATTCTTGTTAGTTGTTAGCTGTTTGTTAGCTGTTTGTGAGTCGTTTGTTAGCTGATTGTTAGCAAGTGTGTTAGGTTTATTTTCTGACTCTTGATAAACGCCCCAGTTCACTATGTTTATAAGGGTGTTTACCTTTGTTGATTTCTTTGTTAGAAATCCGTAATTTTCAAATCTTTTTAGCGCTGTCCTGACATTTTGCGAAGAGATACCTTTGCCACACTCCGCTGTAATTGACTTAATACTTGTGACGAATTCACCTGGTTTTGCTTTGAAAGGTTTCCCCATCCACTCCCACTCGTTTTCCTTGTGATTTGCCATCATTAACAAAGTCACAAGGATGGTTTTTTGCTCGGGTGTGGAGCTTCTCCATATTGGTTTTTCTTTCAAATCTCTATGCAATTTAACCCACCCATGTGACATAAAATTGCCTCCTACTAATTAACTTGTTTTTACACTTCTATTCCTGTAACTCTAAATCAAATAAATCTGCTTCTTGCGGTTGAACGCCTTTACTTAAATCTTTTTGTTCCAAGTCAATTATCTTCGTAAGAGCAACTAAATTCTGTGCGCTTAGCTCGTCTGGTTTGACGTTAAATTTGGAATCAATTAGATCACTTAAATAAGTTCTTTTTAAGTTGTAAGTTTCTAGTTTTTCTTTGATTATTTCCCATTGTGTTGCTTTCGCGTCTTCTTCTGTCACAGTGTTTTCTTCGTCTGTTTCTATTGTTTTTTGTGCTGGCGTAATATCCTTGCGTTGACCCGGATTGTATTCTTGCTCGTTTTCAATTCCGTTGCTTGGAAGCATTTCATCTTCTCCAATTTCAATTCCAAATTGTGTTTTTGCAGCGCGTTTAATTAAATGTTTTTGAACATATCGTTAAAATATTTGGACCACATATTTTTATTAGTACCATTCTTCATGTGTTCGACTTCCTCTACATCCATCACAACTACAAAATCCGGAAAATTCTCTTTACGAGCAATTGCGTAACCGCCTGTAACTTTACCGCGAGGAAAGCCAAATTCATGTTTCGTTACAGTCATTACACCTTGTTCATTTCTTCCGAATCTAATTTCGTCTTTCTCATGCACTAATTGAACATCAATGCCTCTGTATCCTTCTGAACGTCTTGCAAGATACTCCACGCCTTCTACCGAAATCTGTATATTCATTTGATTACCATATTTGATGAAATAGACATGATTCAAAAACGGATTTAACCCGCTGTTTTTACATACTTGAACAAATAGTTCGAACTCTTGCGGTGTTGAGTTTTTAGCAATAGTTTGTTGCATTGTTCTTAATTTTTCTTCATCAAAATTAGCTACCTCATAACTATTCTGTGCGTCAATTAATTCATTATTCATTTTCAGAAACTCCTTTTACCGTGAATTTTGTTTTCTTAACAGTTGCTGTAATTAATTGTCCTGTTGGTTTTGGTAATTCGATAACAGATTCTGCATTATCTGCAAAAAGAGGAATAATTGTTTCAGCTTTTAGGCTTAAAGCATTCGCAAACTCGATGCCTGCGATAATTTTTTCAGCAGTAGATAATTTGCTATAAGGCTTTTGTTGCCACTCCACTTCGAATGTTGGCTTTTCTGTACCATTTTTTAGCACTTCATATAACTTAATCGTGATGTTTTCGAACAATCCATTCACTTTTCCAACCATCAAATCACTTCTTTTAGCTTTAAATCGTTTTATAGCCTCAACAATTGATTGTGATTTATTGCGTTGTTTTCTAATGCGCTGTTGTTCAAGTTCTGCATCAGCAATTTGTTTGTGTAACTTTTCAGTTTGACCGACTGATTGAATATAACCACTCAATTCTAGTATTTTTTCGTCAATTTCTTTATATTTAACACGATCAAAGTTTTTTTCTGGATTTTCTAGTTTAGCTAAACGCGCTTTTGATGCTTCTAATTCTTCAACCATTATTTTTCCTGCTGTTACAAGTCTGTTATAATGTTCTTTTCGATATTGAATTGCATGTTCGATGGAATCACCTTGTAAAGTTTGTCCACAATATTCACAGTTTTCTTCTATTTTTTGTTCTCGAACATTTAATGCTTCTTCTCTTTTTCTAAGAATCCTTTCTTTTAGCGCATTTATTTTTTGTTCTGCATCTGCATAATCATTTCGTAATTGCACATTTTTATCTTCTTTTAATTCAATTGCAGTTCTTTCTGCGATTAAAGCATCCTTTTGCTCTGTAATCTCTTTGATATCCATGTTTACTTCGCTAGCATTTGACAGTTGTTCTTTAAGTGTCAATACTCGTTCAGAAGCACGCTCATACTGTTTATCAGAGTTTTTGAATGTTTCTCTATTCACTGCTTCTAAATCGTCTAAAAGATGCTTATTAAGCTCTGTAGAAAGAAGTGTTCTATCAATCTCGTTCATTTCTTCTAAAACTTCTTTTTCACCTGGTTCGGTCACATAAGAAAGTAATTGCTCTCGCTGTGTCTGCCAATGTTGAGAAAAGAAATAACCGGGACTATATAGTGAGTAAAATAGATTTTTTTCAAATAAAGAGTCAATCATATCAGCGAATTCAGTTGCTTTTCGAGGAACTTCATTAATTGCATATTTAGCCGTTTTCTTTTGCTTTTTAGTTAGTAACAAATCTTTTCCATCTGCGTTAATTAATAGCGAAACATGCACTTCTTCTTCTGTTCCGAGCGGTTGTGGCTCAATCTTTGTTCCTAACAAATCCGTACCATAGAGTAGCCATGTTACTGCTTCGCCGATGCTTGTTTTACCGAAACCATTTTTGCCACTAATTTGTGTTACTTGTTCATAGTCCACTACTAAATTTTTATGATTCTTGAAATTTTCTAAAGTAAGTTGTTTAAATACGATTTTCATATATGTTACCTCCATTGATTTTTTAATAGATTCGAGGTATAATTCTGTTAAGGTAATATCTCAAATCCTTAAAGCGCGCACTGCTATGCGTGCTTTTTTAATGTCTAAAATCATCGTCCCAAAGACCATCAACAACCATCGGATTCTCAACCACGTTTACCACTTCCTTTCAGCCAATATCCTGCAATTAGCGACATAAACGACACGAAAATCATTACTGCAAAAACATCCATTATCTTGTGACCTCCTCATAGCCCTTTAGTTTTAACTCTTCGATATAGTCCGCCATTTTCTCGCAACCTGTTTCAATAAGCGGGATTTTTTGCCGGAAAGCTGGATTAGCGATCATTTTCGTTCTGTCGTCTATAAAAATCTCACTATTACCGAAAATCGTTTGTTTCCGAAAAACTCTTTCTGTCATTGTTGTAGCCCTCCTATACTAAAATTAGAATTAAAATCAAATTACATAAATTTATTAACGCTAACGCCGCTGCTATTATTACTAAGATGCTGAACAACACTTTCAAGCTCTTACCGCCTGACTAGCTGTCCCGCCATTTCTTACCCACTCTTCAATTTGGTCTTCTACAAAAAATAGATTAGAACCAATTTTCGTGTATGGAATTTCATCTTGTTTAACCATTTTGTAGAGCTTAGAACGACTAATTTCAATACCTTGTTGCTTCATTTTTTCTAATAATTCCGGCGCTGTTATTGCATTAAACGTCATTTTTAACCACTCCTAACTTTTTATAATATTGATCACGTTTACTTAAAACTTGTTGTAAATCTATATTGAATGTTCTTGCTATACTTGTATTTAGAGTTAAAGCTGTTGCGATTACATCTGTTATTTCTGAAATAGCTTGTTTAGCTGCTTCTCGCTGTAACATATCGCCTTTTCTCAAATTGAATGTCATTGTCTCTATGCCGTTTTTTAACGCATTTACGGCTTCTTCAACTTCTAGTTCAAATCTGTTAGTTAAGGAAGCGTGATGGTTGTCTAAACCGTCAAAAAGCGGTGGTATCATTCCGTTGCTGAATTCATGTGCAAACAAGTAAGTGCTTTCTGGTTCGTTGTAGCTATCAATTAACTGTTCTGCTTGTTCAAGTGATACCGTCCGCTTTCCTTTCAGCTGATTACTTATTAATGCTGGCGTTACATAACTATCTATCGCTAGCTCTTTTTGCGTGCGAGTTTCTGCTAAAACTTGCATCGCGGTTGGTGCCGATGTTGATTTTTGAAACATAATATCTCAATCCTTTTTGTTATTTTTTTAGCGATTAATTAACAACTTATTGTTATATACTGTTGTTAGTCGCTCCCCGTGACTATTAGTTGTCTGTATGAGCGTCGTTGTGGTAGGCGACGCTTAACTTATAACTTGATCGTGTTCTTCCAATAACTTGTTTAATAGATATACTTGTCCTTTTCCTGTTACTTGTGGAGTATAAGTGGTTTTCATTAAGCCGTTTCTATCTGTATGAATATGTGTTTTTTGTTCAAACAATCCTAAGTTCATCGCCTTTTGCGACGGTTTGTTGTAATAAGCACCTTTATTTAACAAATAGCCACTACCTCTCAGCCATTCGAAAAGTCTGTTTTGCCCTATATCTAATCCTTTTTGTTTTAGAATAGTAGCTAAATCTTTTACTAAAATTGTGTTCTCGCTCGTTTGTACAGCTTCCGCAAAAACTACTTTCGGCTTTTGTTCCTCAAGTTTTTTTAACACCTCTTGCTTTTCTTGTTGTTCCTCTATCCATTTTTTAGCTCTAGCGACTGGATCTTCTATCATGTATGAAAATGCGGGATATTCAGTTGCTAATTTCCTCGCTTGTTTTTCTACTTCAATGAAGTATTTTCTAATCGACCGACCCATTTCGTTGTTTTGCACCATTGCTAATTCTTTAGCAGTATCTAAAGTCAAAAAATAATTTGTTGATGGTCGCCCATTGGTTTTACTCAAAGTTGAGTAAAAGTCTAAACCATTCTCATAACCATAATTTCCAATCATTCTATATATCCAATCATTAAATCTTGTATTTACTAAAAGCTTTTCATGAAGCATCCGGGCATCAACAAATTTTTCGCCTTGTTCATTTTCTAAAACTGGCAACATTTCATTTGCAATTACTTGTAAATTTGACATTTTGTTCTCCTTTCTGTTCGCCCTTTCACAGTGCTATAGTTTTTGTGAAGGGAGGTGGGTAAAATGGGAGTTAAAATTAAATTTGATTCAAAAAAATTAGAGAGACAAATTAAAGAACAAAGCCTAAAAATCGCAAAGCAAGATATTATTAAAAATGGAACGGAAGGGAGCTGTCCCGAATGTTCGCATGTATTTACAGTTAAACCTGGAGTAAACACATGTCCCGATTGCGGGAATGAATTTACTGTAAAAATCAAGTAAATCACTTCACCTTAATTTCTAACGAGTTTATAGTGCTAGCCAAGTCTTCCACCAAAGATTTGGCTTCAATTAATCTCTTTTCTAACAAAGTGGCGTTTTCTATGGAATCCTCTACTCCATTCAGCTCTACTTTCATTTCGATAATTTTTAGCTCTTGATCTTTTTCAAGTAAACTTAAAATATTTTTTATAACGCTGTATTTAACGAATGAGCCGCTCTCTATCGCATTACCATTTTCTAAAATTGTTTCTAGTTTAATAATTGCTTGTTTGATGTTATTCATTTTTCTTCCTCCTAAATTATGATTTTTAGTATTTTCCAGACCATATTAGTCTTTGCATTTCTTCGCTGATCGTGAATGGGTGATATTCCACTTGTACAACTGGTAATGATCCTGCTTTTAAATCTAACTTGACCGCTGTAATTCCTTTTCTTAATTGTTTTCCATTGATTTCTAATACTCCATAACAACAGTTTCTATCTCCTTGCATCTTAATATTTAATGATTTTAAGTTTTCTGGTGGTATGTCTTTGGTTTTAAAAACACAATCTTTCTGTTCACTTCTTTTGTTGCTCAGATATCTTCTGTTCATTTTCTAGCCTCCTATTTTCTTTTGCCTAAATCGCCGTTAGTTTTTTCCGATAATCTATTAACTAATGAATTAATTTCTGAATAAAGTTCCGGCAAAATACTTAAATCACTAAAATCTTCTCCAGTTATACTTAATTCAATGGTGAGTACTGACTCTTTTCTGTTTCTCTTGGTTAGGAAAGAGTTTGTAAATGCAATTTTCCTCATTTTCTAGCCTCCTATTTTAGTTAATTTTTGTGACTTTTCGTTACAATTCTGTCAAAAAAAATTTCATCCACCTTTCTATTGTATAACTTTGCAATATTAAACATTAGTGTTAAGGACGGATTTCTAGATCCATCTTCTATATATCCAAGATGTTGTGGCGTTATCCCCAAAGATCGTGCTACGCTTGCTTTACTTCTCTCTCCCCTTAGTTCTTTAAGGTTGTTACCCATAAAATGCTCACCCTCTTTCGTAACTTTATGTTACTTTATATATATTAATATACACGTAACTTTACGTTACGTCAAGAGAAAATTGTAACTTTTTTTTACTATATTCAAATTTTAATTGAACGTAACACAAAGTTACTATATCATTGTGGGTACAGGAGGCGATTATATGTTCGGTGACAGATTACGTTCATTACGCGAAAACAAAAATCTAACTCAGCAAAAAGTAGCTGATGACTTGAATATAAAAAGAGAAAATCTTTCTAATTATGAAAGAAATAAAAGAGAACCCGATTACGAAATGCTGAAAAAACTAGCTGAATATTACGGAGTATCACGCTCATATATATTAGGTGAAACAGATAAAAAACAATATTGGGAATTGGATGACAAGGACGAACGAAGCATTCAAAAAGATCTTCAAAAAATGATTGACGATCTGTCTAATTCAGACGCCTTTGCTTACTCGAAAGAAGATGGAGAAATGGATGAAAATACAAAAAAACTATTAATTATGTCTCTTGAAAATTCGTTAAGGATTGCAAAAGAAGAATCTAAGAAACGATTTACTCCTAAAAAATATCGAAAATAAATTAGGTGGGATAGTATGGAGATGAGTGAATTTATACAGCAACAGATACAAAAGCTTGTTAATATTCATGAAACAAGAAATCCGTTTTTAATTGCGAAAGAAAAAGATATTCTTATATTAAAAGAAGACTTAGGTGAAGTTTACGGTTATTATAATAAAATAAACAGAATTAAAATGATTCATTTAAATAACCTCTTTTCAGATGAGCGGCAATTGTTTACTTGCGCTCACGAACTATGCCACGCTCTTATACATCAAGATGAAAATACCCCCCAACTTTCAAAACAAACTATTGTATCAGAGTGGAAAGTTGAAAAAGAAGCCAACTATTTTGCAACACAGCTGCTTATAGACGGAAGCCATTTAGAACATTATATTGATACTACAGATAAAATAATTAACTTTTATGGATTACCCGAAGAAATGAAAAAATATATATAAGGGAGTAGATGAATATGAAAAAATGGATAGTTTTATGTTTTATATTATTGCTTAGCTTAGTACTATATGCGTGCGGAGAACCAGAACTAGATATTAGTGATAGTACTGGAAAAGGATATTATTTAAACCAAACAGGAAAAACCTCTGATAATGCAAAAATAACATTAAAGGATGAAAATGGGGACTCAAAAAAAATCGAGACAGATAATAATAGTTTTACTATGCTTTTTCCTAGGCTTAATTCGAAGGCAACTTATACCGTATTAGCTGAAAAGGACGAAAAAACCTCGGAGACCGAAATTGTTGTTCCAAAACAAAAAAAACTTGTTTCCTATGAAGATTTACAAGGACAGTTTAACTATATTTTTGAAACAGAAGATGATTTATCTATCTCTCTTCCTGAATCAGTAACTAGTGACGCTGAAGTAACTAATGGATTTAAAATAATGTCTGATGGTAATAACGTGATGTCGTTACTATTAACATATAGCTCTAACGATAAAATAGGTATTACAGATTATAATGATTTTACTTATTCAATTGCAGCTATTATGATGTCCTTAGATTCAGAAAACGGTTTAGATAAGGTACTTAATGCTCTCAATAACAGCATGGATGATCAAAAAGATACAAAAGTTTCTGTTAATGAGATTACATATCAATTTTCAACAATCAATACCAGTTCAACAAATTTAACCACTTTAGAAATATATCCAAGTTGATAACTATTCCTGTCATAGTAATTTTAATAATTATGTTTTATAAAAGGAGATGCGGGATGAGCAAGTATAGACACTTGTTAAAAAAATGGTGGTTATGGGTGATTTTTTTATTGGTTATCATTGGCATTGTTTCTTTATTTTGGTATACACAAGTTTATTCTTCCGAATGGGGTAAAGGGCTATCAAAGGAAGACAAAGAGGTATTGGAAAAGGCAAATAAGTCAACAAACGAATTTAATAAATTTGCAAAAGAAGCTAACTCAGGCATCAAATCGTTTAATAATGACGCAACAATTAATCCACAAATAGTAATTAATCCTTTTACTAAAATGGGAGATAATATTACCGAAAGATCAGACGAATTTATTAAAGATTACGATGAATATTCTATCTCAATCCAAAATATCTTAAAAGATGATTATAATAATATAAAAAAACTTAGAGATGACGTTGTTGCACAACAGGAAGAAATTAAAAGTATTTACTCAAACGCTCATAATTATAACAGAGAATTATCCACTGTTGAATCTAGAATAGTAGAAAATATATATCAAGAAATGCATAAAGAACAAAAAGAAAGCTTAGGGTTAAAAAATCATGAATTCAAAAAAAATGCTGAGTTCAGTGATAAAGCAATAAAATTAATGCCTGGCGTTGATTAAAAGAGAGCCTCCGGGCTTTTCTTTTTACCGAAAAAAGAACATATGTGCTAAGGAGATATGATATGGCTAGCTATGTAAATTTAGGAAATAATAAATATGAGCTAAGAGTTTCAAAGGGATATGATGCACGTGGAAAACAAATACGCAAAACAAAAAACGTCACAGTTAAAACAGTAAAAGCGTTAAAACTAGAACTTTCTAATTTTGAAGCTTATGTCTATTCAAGCGATTACACAGAAATAAAAGATATGCGATTTATTGACTTTGTGGAAAAATGGCGCTTAAATTACGCAAAAAGAGAACTAAAAGGTAATACTATTGATAAGTATAACCTCTTTCTCGAAAACTGGATTATACCTTATTTTGAGAGGAAGAAAATAAGTAAAATTACAACTATGCAGTTGCTCGACTACTTTCATGAAGTTCAAAAAAAAGGAGTTGGTCCAAGCGCTTTAGAGGGACATCATCGAGTTATAAGAAGTTTATTTAAATATGCTACCTTGTGGGGAATTACTGAAACAGACGTATCTTTATCAGTGAAAAAACCTACCTATAAAGTGCCAGAAAAAATATTTATAATAGACGAGAAATAGAAGTGTTAATAGATCGCATTAAGATATTACAAAAATATCAACAAGTAATGATTAAATTAGCGCTATACTGCGGTCTTAGACGTGGCGAAGTTATCGGTTTAACAACTAAAGATATGAATTACAATAAAAATACAATTAACGTTTATAGAGCGGTTATAAAGAGTGCTAGCGAAGGTATAAAACTAGATGAAACTAAAAATAAGCGAAAAAGAATTGTCCCCGCTCCCGCTGGACTGATGCAAGAAATTAAAGAACTTGCAAAAGAAAAGCAAAAAAACAAAGATAAATTAGGTTTGTTGTGGAAAGGAACAAAAGATTTAGATGGGAAAACTGTTGTATTAATTTTCAGTCATGACGACGGCACCCCCTTTACCCCCGCTTCTGTCACTAGAATGTTTAATCGATTTTTAGAGAAAGAAGAAAATAACGATCTTACTAAAATATCATTTCATGATTTGCGTCATTCTGCTGCAAGCTTCCTTCTCGAACAAGGTATTAATGTAAAAGTCATTCAAAACATTTTAGGACATTCAGACATTAAAGTTACATTAAATACGTATGCACATATCACTGAAGATGGTTACTCAGAAGCAGCAAAAACTTTTGATAATTTCTATAAATCTAGTAAATAAGGTGTCGAATAAGGTGTTTTGCTATTTTTAGGCAAATAAAAAAAGCTTCGCATATTAGCGAAACACCTACAGCACCAACGTTTTATATTAAGCCACTTGTCGGATTTGAACCGACGACCCCTTCCTTACCATGGAAGTGCTCTACCAACTGAGCTAAAGCGGCAGCAAAGCCTTTCAAATAAAAAAA